ATTCAATAAAAAAGAAGAAACTGTTGAATTACAGGGAGTTAATGATGACGAGAATGAATATTCATTAGTATCTACTGATTTACAATTCTTCGAATCATTTACTTCAACACTAAACGAAAAAGACTGGTCAGATCCAGACATGTGGAATATCGCGGATGAATTTGCATACGACATGAATAAAATGTACGACAAAAAATCTGAAGCAACTAACGATGATTTAGACGAATGGCTAGATCAATTTTCTCAAAACGCAAACATCGGTAGAAGAGGATGGAGAGACGCTAAAGTAGATCTTTTAGACGCAATAAAGGATTTAGGATTTAAAAACGTTACTGACACTGACTTTTTGTCATAAACAAAAACAAACAACAATGAAACAGGTTAGATTATTTGAACAATATGTTCATGAGAATATCTTTATAAATAATACAGAAAAGATCGTGGGAGACCATGATCTTAACCTGTTTATAAAGGCATATAAGTCATTACATAAGAATAACATAGTAATTCACGATAAGAAGGAAGACATCACCTGGGGTTACCGAAAGGGTTCTAAGGAAGGACATTGGAAATACGATCACGAAGATTACAAATTACATTCTGATTTAAACGATAATCAAACCGTAACATTAATTAACTTTAAAAAATTAGTGGATAAGAATCATCCATGGTCTAAGTAATATGAAAAAGATTTTATCATACAACAATTTTATTATAGAAAAAGCACGACAAGATATTAATAACTCTGAGTTAATTCTTGAGGGTGGTGCTGCGGGTCACATGAGTCACCCCTTTGACGAAAAGGACTTAACCTTTGGAGATTTCAAGAAAATCATAGAGGCAGGCTTGAGTGGTGAACTCAACTTCGAAGAGGATCCAACAGAGAAGACCGACGGCCAGAATGTTTTTGCAACATATCAAGATGGCGAAGTTAAATTTGCTAGGAATAAGGGTGAAATGAAGAATCCAATGGATCTTAAAACATTCAAGCAAAAATTCGAAGGTCATCCATCTAAAATGGTTGAAGAAACTTTCCAATTTGCAGCAGAGGATTTAGCTAAAGCATTAGTTAAATTATCTTCTAAAGATTTAGAAGTATTTGCAAACGGGCTTAACTTCATGAATATGGAATTAATATATTCAAAGAATCCTAATGTAATTTATTATGATAGAGATATTATCCAATTCCATGGTATTAAAAAGACTGACGGTGAAGGAAACTTTATCGGAGAAGATGGAGCTCCAGCAAAATCAATTGTAGCTGCTCTTGCTAAAGTTAATGCAAACGTTGGAAAGGTATTTACAATAATACCTCCACAGATAGTGAAATTAGGTAAAGATATAGATTTTGAAAAGAATAAAGATAAATTTACTAAGAAAGTTGAAGACTTAAAGAACAAATATAAATTAACAGATGCTGATGAAGTTTCAAAGTATCACGAAATGTGGTGGAGAGATCAAATCGAATCTAATTTTCCGGATTTAACACAAGATAAAAAAGAAGGTCTATTATTAAGATGGGCTTACGGAGATAAAAAGACACTTAATTTAAGAGCTCTTGATAAAGAACTTGGAAAAGACAAAGCATCTGTAATCAAGAAGTTTGATAAAGAAGATGTTAAAAAGAAACAAAAAGAAAACATTAGACCATTTGAAGATTTATTCTTAGAATTAGGAAGTGTTATTCTTAAAAATGCAAGTAACTTTGTTGCTGCAAATCCTGCAGCTGAAATGCAAAGACTGCATACTCAAATTAGAACAGAGGCCGATAAGATTAAAAAGGGCGGAGAAGTTGCTCAAGTTAATAAAGTAATGTCTGAGCTAGAAAGATTAGATAGAATCGGAGGTATTGAGTCTATTATACCAACTGAAGGTATTGTATTTAAGTACAAAGGAAAGATAATGAAATTAACAGGAACATTTGCTGCAATTAACCAGTTAATGGGGATCATAAAATACGGAAGATAAATAGAATATGAAGACACAAACAACATTTGAATCATTTATAAATGGTTCTATCAATGAGAAAACAGACTTATATAAATATAAAAGTTCTGGAATTTATGACTTACATTTCGAGACAGACGCAGATACTGCAAAGGAACTTAAAAAGGCATACGGTAAAAAAGCAGGAGAGCGTACTGATGCAAAGCAAATTGATGCTGCTGATTATTCACTAAAAAAGTTTAGAAAAGAAATCGGTTTCGGTAATAAGGATGAAGAATATACTGGAGTATTTTTACCAGGATCTTACGCTGCTGCAATTTCTGAATTAGGAGATGGGCCTCATAAAGGATCTGTTAAGAAAGTAAAGTGGAATCAAAAGAAGTATAATAAGTGGTTAGATGATAATGCGTCAGACGGTGGAGCAGATAATGCTAATGATATGGCACAAAATGCTAAGAACGAACCGGGACTTATTGATTGGGTAAAGAAGCAATTCAAAGGAGATGATCCATTACAAAGAATCCAATGGGATATTGAAGCTTTCACAGAATCTATAGTTACTGAATCAGTAGATACTGAAACAGTTAATTTCGTAGCATTGTATAAAAACAAAGATGATAAGAACACAATCACTAGAAGTTCAGGATTTAATGTACAATCTGAAGCTATTGAGTTTTTAAAAGATATTGAGAAAAATGGCGGTGATGGTTTAGTTGCTACAAAAGACGATGCTGTAAAACAACATTTAACTACAAAGAAAGAATGGGACACTGCTAAGAAAACAGTTGGAATAAAAGAATCAACTATCACTGAAGGTAAATCTAAAGAAGATTACCAAGGTGAAATTGATAAACTTAGAGATTATAATGATGAAATATTTAAAACAAAATCTAAGTCAAAATCTGATCAAGAAAGAAAGAATTTAACAAAATTAACTAACAATAATGATGCTAAGATTCAAAAATTAACTAACAAATTAGATAAGTTCTCAGAATCAGTAATTACTGAGGGTAAATGGTCTAACATTATGAAAGGAGTTAGAAAAGGATCTAAATCTGGACCATGGACTATAGTATCTATCGAAAACGGCAAAGTTATTAATCAAGAATTAGTAACTATAATGGATGCAATTCCTGCGCATTATGAAGAAGTTAAGAAAGGATTCCCTAACGCTAAACTATCTATTGAAGATAATGAAGGTAAGCAAGTTTATAACGAATCATACTCAGTTAATTTAGAAAATTCACTTATAAAACCTCAAATGCTTAGAGAAGCATTTAGAAAAATGGGTATACCATACAAAGTAACATCAAGTGCCGATATAATGAATATCGGAGAAATACAGATTGAAAGAGTAGATTATACTGAAAAAAGAGATGAAGCTGTATTTGAATTATTAAATAATTTAGATATAACAGGATGTCAGTTAATAGAAGAATCTTCTGGTGAAACTGTAGTTGATAAAAAAGATGGATTAGTTTTATTTGATGAAGGAGTTCAATATCCTATCAGTAAATTCATATCTATTGCTAAAAAATCAACTGAAGGTAAATATGAGCTTAAACAAAACAATTCATTCGGTAAAGGTATTCAATTAGCACAATTCTTAAAAAAGAATTTAAAATTACAATTTCAAGCTAAAGTATACAGATCGGAATGGAATTATGGTGGAAACATGGTAGTGAGAATAACTCTTAAAGGAGATGATCGTGGTGAATTCTTTAGTTTTGGTTCAAACAATAGTACATCAAGCCCTAGATATTCTTTTGGAGATGTATTTAGTGGAGTTAAACAAAAAGACGGTACTGAATTCGAATCAGGTTATGGAATTGTACACGGATCATTTAAACAAATAAGTAACTTCAAAGGAGTTATGGATGATATCTTACATTTATTTAACGACTATGAAAGAGTTAACGGCGTTCCTTTCACGACAAGAGCTGCTATTAAAATCAAAAAGGTCGGAGCTAAATTAAATGCAGAATGGAGAGACAAAGTTTATCCAAAAATCATGAAAGAATATGGAATTGCTCAGAAAATGGCATCGGGAGTATCTCGTGGTATTGAAATGAGAAGACCCACTCTTAAATCAAATAATAAGGTAGTGCATTTCTATCATGATGAGCCTAGATCACTAAGACATCCTGATGAAAATCCAGAGTGGTCTGATAAACTAATGTCAAAACCTGAATATAACAAATACGAAAAAGCAATTTCAAAGATAGCAGATTTATGTACGAAGTTTACAGATAAGCATAGTATATCATTTGAATGGAACGCTAATAGATAAGACTTAAAAAGAAAAAAGATATATGGCACTTCAAAAATTAAGAGAACATTTCCAAGGAGCTAATACTAATGAATTCCAAAGATTGTTAAAAAATAGAGTGATGGTAGTTGAGAAAATCTCAGCTCCATCTTTCTACGTTAGGAGAGTGAATGACAAGTTTGAATACTATAAGTCTTCAAATGGAAAGCCACTTACAATTATTGATAGGACTATAATGTCCTTGTATGAGGTCGCTATCAAACACATACAGAGTTTAAATCCAACAAACAAAGAGGAATTACCTCAAGATTATAGATTTGGATTTGAATACTTACCAGAGGCTAATGTTTCTTCAATGTCATATGACAAAGCACCTTACAATAACTTAATATTGACACATGTTCAACAGATGACCGAGTCGGGAAAGGTTAAGAAGACTATAATAGATCCAGTTATTTTAACAAAATGGTCTAAAGTATTAGATGTTCAACAACAAGATGTTATATTCGATGGGGTATTGAATCAATTACAAGTTGAAAAGTTAATTAAATTATTAGAGATGAATGATAAGGAATTCTCTCAATCATTTGATTATGATATTGAAACTGACGTTGAAACTAGTTTTACTAAAGAAGTTTATAAAATATTTAATCCAAATGCAAGAGCAACAGTTCTTCATGAGGATTTAGAACAAGAAATAGATGCATTGGTATTAAATTTTGCAGAAGGAAAGAAAATCTCTTCATTTAAATTAGAAGATTTTAGTAGAACTTCTATAAATGAAAATAGAGAAAGCTCACATATGTATCAAATTGCAATCGCAGATATACTGGAGCACTTTATCAAGTATGATTTCAAAGCAGTTCAGTTAGTTGAAGAGAGTGCAAACAGGAGATACCTGGAACTAATGTCTGTTGTATTTAACGAATATATTAATAAGAATGCATCAAGATATATTGGAGTAAATTTTGACAATGCAGAATTCTCAAACTCAGACTCATTTAAATTAAACACGAACTTTATTAAGAATGAAAAGACATTAAGACATGTTTCAAACGAAGTTCTTTCGTCTTTATTCAAAATAACACTAGGTACATTTAGAAAACAAAAATCAAAGTCTTCAGATATTATTAACGATGACATGGTTCTTCAACTAAATAGTATTATAGATAAAATTAATGAAGCAATATTCGTAGAAAATACTGATGAAAATTCAATATATGACTATAATAACTTTATGATGCACGGCAAGATTAAAGCTAGTGTTGATATTAATGAAGCTTTAACAGTAACTCATGGAGAACAAGGTAAAGAGCTTGTAAATATATTTGTTGGAAGATTTCAACCATTTACATTAGGTCATGCTAAAGTATTAGAAGCAATTCACAAAGAGAACGGCCATCCAGTTATTGTATTTTTAATTAAAGGAAAAGCAGTAAAGAAAGGTGATGATTTTAGAAAGCCATATTCTGAGGAAATGCAAATTGACATGTTCAAGAAAGTTAAGAAGCAGTATACATTCTTAAAAGAAATAATGGTTTTACCAAGTGCGGCAATCGATAAAATGTTTAATGCATTAAGACCTAAATACGAACCAATTCTATGGGGAACAGGAACTGATAGAATGAAATCATACGGATATCAAGTAAACAATGATTCATATAGAGATCAATTAAACGTAAATAAAGATTTTGGTCTTTTTGAAATACCAAGGAATGATGACAATATTTCAGCAACTGCTGTTCGTAATGCATTATTAGATGGTGATGAAAAGACATTCAAGAAAATGACACCAAAGGGAATTCACAAGATGTATTCTTTATTAAAGTCAGAATTAGAAAATTCAATGGAATTAGTATCGGCATCAGCTACGATAGATAGCAACCTAATGACGTTCGAACAATATATGAACAACCTAAAATAATTCTTAGATATATAATCCTATAATATAAAACATAAAATAAATAATGAGCGATAATTCACATATAAATCAATCAGACCGATTCCTTAATGAAGGAAGAGTACAGTTAAAGAGGAGATATACTGAAAATCATCCTGCTAAAACTGCTGGAATGTCTGGTAAAATCAGAAACAAAGTATTAGAAGCTATTAAAGATGGTAAAATATCTCAAACAGATTTTGATACATTAGTCTCAGAATTATCGAATGATTCTAAAAGATGGTCTTCTAGAAACTCGAAATACTTTAGTGTTTCTGAGGAAGGAATTTCATTATCTAAATTCGGAATGAAAATCTTTAATTCAATAACAGTAAACGAAAAAACAGAGGAGAATCCAGAAATATGGGTACCTGGTGGTTTTGATAAAGCAATATCTAAATTCCCTAATTCTCAAATCACACTAGATTTAATAAAAAAATTAGCAAAAAAATATAAAGTATTTTTAGATGATGCTGTCAAATACGTTGAGTATGGATGGGCATTAGACTTACAAGAAAACAAAAACAATATGGAAAACACTAAATTTATTTTTGAATCATTTACGGAATTCGTAGGTTCATTAAACGAAGATTCTAATGAATCTTTAAACGAAGCATTTAAATCTTCTAAATTAAGAAATTTATTAACAATGTCATCAGCGAATGGCGGTAAACCGGAAGCTAGCTTAGGTAAAAGATTTTACGAATATACTAAAATTAAATTAGACCAAGTTGATGATAGCCATATATTAGATATGGATATGAACGACGCTTTTAAAGCATCTAAGGACGATGATAGAGTAATCTTTTATGTAATAGATACTGAAAAAAGAAGTCCTTATGGTGATGATAATCCATACCCGTTGAAACCAGGTCTTTTAGCAATTTCTAGAGGAAAAGATTTCTTAGGATATGATTATAAAGGTGGAGGAAGATTTAAAGCAGGTACAAAAACACTTTCTAAAAAAGGACAAGATTTAGGAGCTGATAAAAGATATAAAGGATATGGTGCAACTGGATTATCTTCAGTTAAAAGAATTATAGAAGTTGCAGATAGAGCTTATTCAATAAGTATCTCAGCATTACAAACTCTTTTAGGATCAGCATCTAAATCGGCTGATCGTAAAGCTGCAAAAGCAGGAGCAATCGCGTTTTTATCGCATGATGACTTTAAGAAACAAAACCAATCAAGATATATGTCGATATTGGCTAACAAAGCAGCATCACTTCCATTAGATAAATTAGTTGCAACTGCAATTGATGAAATCACTGAACAAATCAAAAATGGAATTAAATCAGGAGAAGTTGGAAGATATGGAGATCCAATCATCGGTAAGAGTAAAAAAGGAAAAGAAGTTAAATTAAAAGATGCAGGAAATCATATGTCAAATATATTAGATGATTATTCTAGATATGTTGATTATGTTAAACAAGAAGAAGAAGTTGTTGCAAAATACGGTAAGTCAGAATCTTGGTATGCTAAATCTGTTAAGGAATATGCTAAAAGAACTGCTGATAAAATCAAACAAGTAAAGGACATGTCTTACGCTTGGTAATATGAAAGTACTTAAAGAAAATATAACACCAGCAGATATTACAGGAATGGGACCTATAAGTCTACCAACGCCAACGAAAGATGGTAGTGGAGATATTCCTGCAGGATCTGGCGATGCTAAACAAGAATACAAAAAGAAAAAAAGAATAATGGCAAAATTAAAAACATTTAAAGCATTCACTGAATCTACATCAGTTGAAGAATCTATTATAACTGAAGCTAAATTTACTTTCTCAGAAAAAGAAGTAAAAGACGTTGCAGATAGATTAGCTAAAGCAATGGCAAAGGTAGATAATGTACATGTTGGAGTTCATGACTTTGAATATGACAAAGGTAAAGGAGCAGGATGGGAATTATCGTTTGGTGGTGAAGACTATGATGGTGGAAGTTATTTTATTAGAGCAAACGGAGATGTAGTTAACGCTGCAATCGGCGGAGGAACTGTTTATGGTAATATTAAATCTACAGAAAAAGACTTCATTAAATGGTTTAAAGCTAACGAATCAGTTTCTTTATTTGAAGGCGGAATGTCAGACATTTATATAATAGCACAAGACGCTAAGGATGAAACATCGTTTCTTAAAGATTTCTTTAAAGAATTTGGAGATAAAGTTAAAAAAACAGCAGATTCTATAGATTGGGCTAAATCAATATATGCCGATGCTAAAGCAATGACTTTAGAGTCTATATTAACTGAAGCTAGAGGAGATCAATTCCTTATCATAAAAGATGGTAAAGATGTTAAAGGATTCAAATCATGGAAAGGTGCAAAGAAATTTGTATCAGGAGATAATGAATTTTCAACAGATGATATTCAATCAGCAGAATGGTACCATGACAATAAAAGTGAATCAGTAATAGCTGAAGCTAAAACAGCGCAAGATTATCAAGAAGTTATTGATAGTGCAGAATCTAAGATATGGGAATTGCAAAATTCTAAAAAATCATGGATTCCTGAAGATAAATCAAAACGAGATAAAATGATTGGATCTTTTCAAAAGAAAGTGGATGCCGCTCAAAAGAAATTAGATAATTTATCTGAAGCAGTCGTTAATGAAAAAGAAGTATCTATGCCAAGGGGTTTAGAATCATTCGCGAATGATTTAGAATCAGAAAACAGAGACCCTCAAATACATTTAGCTACATTTGATGGAACTTCGTTTCAAGCACAATCAACTAATAAGACATGGGACGATGGAGTTCCAGTAACTAAGAACTTTACAAGAGGAGGTTATAAGTCAGTTGGTCCTAAAGGAGAACATCACATAATTGAAGTTGACACATTCTGGTATTTTGTAATTGGAAGAACATGGTATGCTGTTAAGAGAAAAGATTATGGAACTCCTCCGTTCGAATATTAAACAAATATAAGATATAACAATGAAACATTTAAAATCAATAGAATCATTCTCAGTAACAGAATCATCTAATACGGAGATTAACGAATCTATCGAATCATATTACTTTAACAAAAGTAATTTTAAAGGATTTGATTTACCAGGAAAGGGAGAAACTTTATACGCAGTTATTTCGCATAATAAAGTAGAGATAAACAAAGAACAAATACACTTAAAATTACAGAGTGATAATGTCATAGGTTCATCTTTTAAACCAGTCGTTTTATTTGTATTAAAAGACGAAGCTAGTGCAAAATCAGCGTATGACTTAGAAGTTAAAAAAGGAGGATCAGGTGCAAATCTATCGTTTTCTTTTGGAACTATTGGATCTAAAGGTTCAAATGTACCTTACGAACAAATTGAAGGTATTATCAAGACTTTAAAATAATTAAAACATTCCGCGTATCATCGGAACTATCAACCACATGTGTTGAAACAATCAAAGAATGCTCTGTATAAACTACAGAGCATTTTTAATTTAAAAAGATACGTAAATGAATAATCAATTCTTATTTAAACCGGGTAATTACGAAGATTGGTCAATCTCGGCCCTTGATAAAGTAACAAAGGTAATAGATTCGTGTAATACTATAGAACATATTGAAACTGCTAAAAATATGGTAGATCATTTCATATTAATGATGGCAATTAACGAGACATACCCAGACGAAACAATACAAGACATTTCAAAACAACTTTATCTTTATTTAACATTAAAGAAAAACAAAATATGATTAACCCAAAAGGAATAGTAGGATTTACTGCAGGTAATTTCGATCTTCTGCACCCAGGTTACATATATACCTTTGAAACTGCGAAAGAACATTGTGATTATTTCATGGTGTTTCTACAGATAGATCCATCAGAAACTAGATTCACTAAATACAAACCAGTTATTCCTCTATATGAGAGATATAAGACGTTAATGGCAATTAAATACATTGATGAGGTTGTAACTTACCAAACAGAAGAAGATCTAATACAATTAATTGAATTTTATAAACCAGATGTAAGAATCCTAGGGGATGATTATATCGGTAAGAGATTCTCAGGAGATAATTTAAGCCCTGAAGTAGTTTACACAACAAGATCACATGGATGGTCTACTACTAAATTAAAGGATCTTATTACAATGCAAACTGTAAAGCAAAATCCGGAATTAATTGATAGAGCAAAGAACGAAGATTCAACATCAGCTGCCCAGAAATTAATGCTAGAAATTAGAGATCAAATCGCACAATATTCTGAGGGTAAATTAACAGAGGTTGAATATAAGACTGGAATTAAAAAACTAATAGAACAAGCATGAGAATAATCGTAACAGGAGGACTTGGATTTATAGGATCATCATTCGTAAACTTACTTAACAGAAGATTACCAAATGATGAGATAGTTATTTTAGATAAAATGACATATGCTGCAAATCCTAATAATATTAAAGTGGCGACAACCCTCATAATGAAAGATATATGTGATGTTGTCGCTGAAGACTTGGGGGACTATGATTACATGGTTCACTTTGCTGCGGAGAGCCATGTTGATAACTCTATTAAAGACGGTAAACCGTTTATTAGAACTAATGTAGAAGGAACATTCAATCTATTAGAGTGTGCCAGACAGAACCCTAACTTAAAGAAGTTCATACATATATCAACTGACGAAGTATACGGAGATATGGCAGATATTGGTTTATTAGCGGAAGCTAACGAATCTTTCGGACTAACAGGATCTTCATACTATTCAGCATCAAAAGCTGCTAGTGATTTATTAGTTGAAGCATGTGGAAGGACGTTTGGATTACCGTATTTAATTACAAGAACATGTAATAATTATGGAGAACACCAGAACGAAGAGAAATTCATTCCAAAGATAATGAAATCCATAGCAAATGATTTAACCATTCCAGTTTATGGAGATGGTAGACAGGTTAGAGAATGGATCGACACTGAAGATAACGTCCAATTAATTTACGAATTAATGTTATCTGATATGGAAGGAGAAGTATATAATATCGGAAGTGGAGAAAAGTATGAGAATATAGAGATCATTAATATGATAGGAGAAATGTTAGGAAAGACTCCTAAGTTTGAATTCGTAGAAGATAGATTAGGTCATGATAAAAGATATGCATTAGATTCTACTAAAGTTAGGGAAGTATTCTCAGATTGGGAAACATTATCATTCAAAGAATTTTTATTGGAACAAATAAATGCATTAAAGAACAAATAAATGCAATTGTTAATAACTTTTATAAAATAAGTGAGTCAGGATTTTTCTGGTTCACTTTTTTTGTTTATATTTACTTATAACTAATAAACAACATATATTATGATGAAAGTACAAGATTTAAAAGAAGGAGATATTGTTAACATGGATCCTAATAATATCAATGGAGATATTGTTTTAATTACAGGTAAATTGATAAGATACAACGGTATGAATAAATACCTTATGGAAGTTGAAGGTACTGACATGTTAATTGACGGTGAAACTACTGTCAATTTAATAGAAAGCAATTATACTCCTAAATCTGAACAAGATAGATTTAATGAGATAATGAATACTAAGGAATATTTAACGCAAGAGGAATATGACTTTTGTTTTGGTGTTGATGGGTCTATTAGGATTGATACTTCATATGTCGGTAATAACGGTGAAACTCGATTGGGTGTTTATTTGAATTTAAGACTTTACTCAGAACATGATGAAGAAATATATGACGGTGATGATTGTAACAATATGTACTAATTGTTAATAACTTTGTGAAAACAGTTGCACAAAAGTTTTTTTATATGACATAAAATGCTTATATTTACTTATAACTAATAAACTAAAAGATATGCCATTCATTACTAAAGATCAAATTACTACTAAAAGAAAACAATTAAAAGCTGCACTTCCACAGTATAAGCTTTCAGTAACAAACAAACACTTCTCGGGAATTAACGTAGCAATCATAGAGGGACCTAACGATCTTGGACATGAATACAATCAATTGAACGAAAATTGTGCCGATTGGTATAATGCAGAAGTTCAATCTATATTATCTACAATAATGCCAATATTAAACGAAGGAAAAGGAGCTTCAACTGAAGACGGTGATTACGGAATGATTCCAGATTTTTACACATGGGTCCAGATTGGAAAATGGGACAAGCCATATATTTTAAAGAATAAATAAATTATGACAGATGAAGAAACAATAGCACTGCTAGAAAAAGAAGCAGAAGATTTAAAGTACAGAGATCCTATTGATACTACACAATGGGCATATAACGAAGGAATAGAAGATTTAATAATTAAATTCAGTAATAAACTAAAAATAAACTAAAAACTATGGCAATCAACTACAAACATCATTGGGAAAAGAATCCAGTACTTAGCAGAACATTAACAAACAAAGAAGATTTCGATGCTGTAAACAAGAAAGCTCTTGCTAAGAATGAGAAAGAAACAGTATTTCCATCGTATATTATGATGGATGGAGTTCCTCACAAAATGACAAAGGACGGATGGGTTGCTTTTACTAAAATGTAAACAAATCCATTTAATAGAGTATAAGAATCAAACACAAATTTATGAGGAGTATTTTAGAAGAAGCAAATGATATAGTAAACAATCGTAGCGAAGAAGCAGATAGATCTTACGGACCTTTTTCAGAAGGAATGGACAGAGCCGCTATGATTTTTCAAGGAATGACAGGGCACGAAGTAACGGGTGCAGATATGTTTAAAGCACTAGTAGCACTTAAATTCTCTAGGGAATCTTATAATCACAAGAAGGATAATTTATTAGATGCAGTAGCATACATACAAGGATTAGAAAATTACGTTAACGAAAAAGGATAACATGAAAGTAGCAATCACATCAGTTTTTTCTAACTTGACATACAATAAAAAGAATCATAGAGGTTTGGAGATTGTATATTTTAAACAATTGTTAGAAGAAAACAATTACGAAGTAGATCTTATAGGAAAGAAAGGACGCAACACCGCAGATTTAGATTTCTATGTAGATTACAAAGACGCTAAATGGGATGAATATGATGCAATCTTTATTCAATTAAGTACTGCTAACTTCTTCGGAGGTAAAGTTGGAGACCATACAGAATCTGTCGCTAGAGAAATAGCTGGATATGGCGGAAAGATCTTCACTCTCGTGAATGATCCTCGTATTGATTTCTTGAATCCAGTAGAAAAATTGAAGAGATTCAATCTAATCCAAGATCTTGAATCTGAGTGGTCCGATGTGATTGAGAATGCAACCTACTTATTCCCTGGTAAAGATATTAGTAAATTCTTAGGAAGAACACCTAAAAACTGGAAACAATTAGACTGGTTCACTTATATGTTCAAGCAAAGAATGTCTAGTAATATGACAAAACCAACAAACTCTTTATTCGACTTCGACACACCTAAAAAAGAAAATGATTTAATTTATTATGGTGATAATCGCGCAGCATTTAGAGAGAAGCAAATTAGAAAGTACTTTCCAGATAGCGAAAACAATTTACTAATAGGATATAAAACTAAAAAAGTAAATGCACCTTTTGTAAAGAAGATGGAACACTCTGTTTTATTAGATACAATTTCAAAAAGTAAAGCAAGTTTAATTATAGGAGACGCAGAACACTTAGATAATGTAATAACATACAGGTTCTATGAAACTATGGCATCTGATTGTCTTGCTGCAATTCAAATAGAATACGATCCAAACAAAGAATTAATTAGTGATCCGGTTTTACGTGATATACTATATGTAAAATCAAAGTCTGATGTTGAGAAGTTAATAAGTTCTTACTCAGAAGATTTAATTTCACGACAAAAGAAAGAATTAGAAAACATTTTCAATAATCTTGATATAACCTTTAAAATATAACAAATGGCAAATATAGACAATGAATGTAAAGATCTAGAAGTAAAAGATTTTTACACAAACTCAACAACACATTTAGCGGACATCATGGAAAACCAAAAAAAGATGCAAGAGCAGACTTATGGTTTTAACTTTGAAGACATGTCAATACGAGAAGTAATGGATTTTTGGCATGTTAATACACATGCACTAGTCGATGAAATTCATGAAATGACTGACGCACTTGGAGGTATTAAAGATGGTTCTGGAAACGCAGTATGGAAATACTGGAAAAAAGACTTTAAGAAATATGATACAATGAAAGTATCAGATCTTTCTGAAGGAGATAAAAAAGAACTGTATATGGAATGGGTAGATATTTTACACTTCTTTATGAATTATGCATCCTCAATTGGATTAGATGCAAAAACTGCTTTTAATTACTACTTCGCAAAAGCTGAAGAGAATGTTCAGAGGCAGAAACGCAATTATTAATTAAAATTGTCATAATGGGAAAGGTTCTCATTTACCTTTGATATATAATGTATGAAGAAAGCATTTATATATCAGTGGATTAACAAAATTAATAATAAGAAATATATTGGATCTCACATTGGAGTGCCTGAAGACAATTATACTGGCTCAGGCACTTACTTTAAGAACGCATATCTTAAAAATCCAGAATCATTCACTAGAGTTATTTTAGAAGTAATAGAAAGTGAAGACATACATTCGGAAATAAGAATTCTTGAAGAAAGTTATTTAAATAAAGTAGATGCTGCAAATAGCGTTGAATATTATAACATAACTAATAGATACTACGGAGGAGATACTTATTCAGGACTTAGTACTGAAGACAAGGCAAAAATGATTAAAGGTTGGAGCGAATCTGGAAGATTAGACAGATTACATAATCCACAGAAGTATATTGAATTAAAGAGAAAACAAAGTATCGCACAGAGAATTACAGGAAAGAATGTTTATCAATTTAGTAAAGATGGTTATTTGTTAAATGAGTATGATTGTTTAGAAGTAGCAGCAAATAAAACCAATACATCTAAAGGTAACTTACATAGTGCGCTGAATGAATCTAGAAATACCGCAGGAGGATTCCGATGGTCTTATAGTAAAAAACCTAATGATTTGATACCAGTTAAACCTAGGGTATATTCTAAAACAGGAAAACAAAAGAATCCAAGTGGAAAAACAAATAAAATATTCACACAAGTATTACAATATGACTTAGAGAATAATTTATTAAGAACTTGGAATAGTAGAAACGAAATTGAAGAAGAATTAGGTATTAGCAAAGGTATGATTAACCATGCACTTAATAACAAAGTAAAGAAAACCGGAGAATATAAAGGTTTTATTTGGAAAAAAGGTAAACAAATCACAATTGTAGAATATAATAACAAATCTTAAAAATACATTAATGATATTAGATATTGAGCAAAGAGACAAGGACGTAATTGTATCGTATTACGATAAAGAAGGAAAAGTTGCATATAAACAATATCCAATAGCACAATATCAGAATTGGTATATTTGTGGTGAAAAAGAAAAAGGAGTAAGTAAGGAATATACAAATTGGGATGGCCGCCCTGTTAAATTAGGATACGGTCGTCAATTTAATAAGTTTTCTCTTAATTACTTCATTGATGGTTTACCGGAAAAAGATCGTGAAGAGATCTTAGCATATAACTTGCCAAAGACATATTTCGTAGATATTGAAACAGAAATTGTTGATGGTTTTCCAAAAGCAGAAGAAGCGAAAACAAGAATCTTATCATTCTCAATTATTACACCTGATCGTAAGGCAATCGTTTTAGGATTAGAAGATATGGCCCCTGATAAAATTCAAAAGATCGAAGATGATACTAACGAATATTTTAAAGACTTTGATCAAGATTGGGAATTTAAATACCATAAGTTCAAGAGCGAGTATGATATGGTTTATACTTTCTTAATGAAGTTCTTACCCAAGTTCCCTATGATGACTGGTTGGAATTTTATAAACTATGACTGGCAATATATCGTAAACAGAAGTAAAATATTACAGATAGATATTACTGAAGTTGGTATGACGGGGAAAGTTGATAGAAACGACAGTAGACCTTTGCATATCGGAATCTTAGATTACATGCAACTGTATGACAAATACGATCGTAGTGTTAAAGTGAAAGAATCTAATTCACTCGATTACGTATCAGGTCAAGTTTTAAATGTTAAAAAAATAAAGTATACTGGGGGATTACAAGATCTATACAGAGATAACTTTGTTAAATACATTTATTATAATGTAGTCGATTCAGTATTGGTATATTATATAGACCAGAAACTTAAATCAATGGAAGTTCTTTTAACATTGGCAAATATTACAAAGATGCCTCTTTATAAAGCAGCTTCGCCAGTGGCAGTTACAGAATCCCTAATGGCTAGGAAATTAGCAGAACAAGGAATGCGAATTGGAACTGAACAAAAGGAAGACTTTGAAAAAAGCACACAATACGCAGGAGCTTATGTTAAAGAACCATTAGTTGGATATTATGAAGGAGTAACGGCATTTGATTTTGCTTCCCTATATCCTTCAATAATGAGACAATTTAATATATCACCAGATGCATATATTGAACAAGTTAAGAAACACGAAATAAAAGAGAGAAGAAAGGATAATGAAGTAATTGTATGTGATAATGGCGTTGTATATTCAAAAGAAGATTCTGTTCTTAAGAAAATACTTTCAGATTTATATAATCAACGTGTGGAATACAAAGATGAGTCATATAAATACTTTACTAAAGCTGATAATCTCAAAAAAAGATTAAAATAAATATAACCTATGAAAAACAATATTTTCGAAAAGAGGGTAAATATTCTACCATATGAATACCCATCGCTATTAGCATATAAAGACGCTATTAGACACTCATACTGGATTCATACTGAATTTAATTTCACAACCGACATTGATGATTTTAAAACTAAAATAACAGAACCAGAACGTGAAGTAATTAAAAGATCTATGTTAGCAATTGCACAGATCGAAGTTAGTGTTAAAACATTTTGGGCAGATCTTTATAAAAGAATGCCAATTACAGAAATAGGAGATGTTGGAATGACATTTGCAGAATCTGAAGTTAGACATAAAGATGCGTATGCACAGTTACTTAGAATTTTAGGACTTGAAGAAGAGTTTGAACATGTTATTGAGATTCCTGCAATTAAGGACAGAATAGCATACCTAACAAAATATCTTGATGGAACTAGAAGCAAGGATAACAGAATGTACACCAAATCAGTACTGTTATTTTCATTGTTTATAGAGCATGTTAGTTTATTTAGTCAGTTTTTAATCATGATGTCTTTCAATAAAGATAGGAACTTATTTAAGGGAATTTCTAATGTAGTTGAAGCAACTTCAAAAGAGGAAGAAATTCACGGAAATTTCGGAGCAGAACTTATTAACATTATTAAATCAGAAAATCCCGAATGGTTTGATGCAGAGTTTGAAAAGGTTATTGATTCAGCATGCAAGAAAGCATATTTAGCAGAGGTTAAGATTTTAGATTGGATCTTTGAAAAAGGAGAACTTAGTTTTTTATCTAAAGACACTATTAAAAACTTCATACAAAACAGATTCAACAACTCGTTACAAAGAATTGGGATGAAGCCAGTATTTGAAGTAGATTTCACAGAAATCGAAAAAACATTATGGTTTGACGTGGAGATTCTTTCAACTAAAGAAGGGGATTTCTTTTACAAAAAATCAATAGATTATAATAAAAAATCAAAATCAATAACCGAGGATGATTTATTCTAAAGAATAATATTTTTAATTTAAAACCAAACAAAAATAACAGACAAATTTAAATGGATTACGAAAAAAATTATTGGCTAAACGAAGACAGTCGAACATTCTTAAATAGAGGTTACATTTCAGAATCTCCAGAGCAACGAATCAAAGACGTTGCAAATACAGCAGAACATTACTTAAAAATTGAAGGATTCGCAAAGAAATTTGAAGACTATATGACTAGAGGTTTTTATAGTTTATCAACACCGGTTTGGATTAACTTTGGAAAAGATAAAGGATTACCAGTTAGTTGTTACGGATCAAACGTTGATGATACGTTAGATAGTATTTTAAACGCAAGTAGAGAAATTGGAATGATGTCCAAATACGGTGGAGGAACTTCTGCATATTTAGGTAACATTAGAGCAAGAGGAACAGTTATTTCAACAGGAGGAACAGCAGATGGACCTGTTCATTACGCTAGGATGTATGATACTACAGTTGATGTATGTAAACAATCTGAAGCTAGAAGAGGGGCATGTGCTGCATGGCTACCGGTTGAACATAATGATATTTTAGAATTCTTAGATATCGGAACAGATGGTAACCCTATTCAGAATTTACAATACGGAGTAACAGTTACTGATAAGTGGATTCAAGAAATGAAAGATGGCGATGTATCTAAGCGTAAGATATGGGCTAAAGTTATTCAAAGAAGAAATGAATTTGGATTTCCATATATAATGTTTAAAGATAATTCAAATAACAATTCACCATATAAAGAATTAGGACTTGAAATTACAGCATCTAATTTATGTAGTGAAATACAATTACCAACAGATTCTTTTAATTCATTCGTATGTTGTTTAGGTTCTATTAACCTTTTACACTGGGATGAAATTAAAAAGACAGATGCAATCGAAACTTACGTATTGTTCTTAAACGCAGTGATGGATGAATTCATTAAAAAATCAGGAGCATTACCTGGAATGCAAAGAGCACATAGATTCGCAGAACAGCATAGGGCATTAGGATTAGGAGTTCTTGGATATCATTCATTATTTCAATCTAAATTAATAGCATTCGATTCTTTACAATCAAAGGGATTAAACCACGATATATTCTCAACACTTCAAGAAAGAAGTGAAAAGGCATCAAGATGGTTACATGATGAAAGAGGTTATAGATCTATTAGAGATGGTTATGCAAATACAACTTTAAACGCAATAGCACCAACTAAATCTAGTTCTTTTATATTAGGTCAAGTTTCAATGGGAATCGAACCTATCAAATCTAATTATTTTATTAAGGATTTAGCGAAATCTAAAACCATTTATAAGAATCCATTTCTTATAGAGGAATTAAATAAATATGATTTAAATACAACAGATGTTTGGGAAGGAATTCTTAAAAGAGATGGAAGTGTTCAGCACTTAGATTTCCCAACTAAAGAAGTTTTTAAATCGTTTGTGGAAATTACACCAAAGGAAATAGTTTTACAAGCAGCACAAAGACAGAAGTTTATAGATCAATCACAATCTTTAAATTTAATGATACACCCTAGCGTTCCAGCAAAAGATATTAATCAATTATATTTATTTGCCCACGAAGAAGGAGTAAAAACTTTATACTATCAATTTAGTCAAAGTTCAGCTCAATCATTTGCAAGAGATATCCTAGACTGCGCATCCTGTGAAGGATAACAGTTAAGAAACGGTGGTTTGAATACCACTCTTAGGACCGAAACTAGTTTTCGGATTAGATGCCAGGGGTTCGCTACTTCCTGGCATCACTTTTTAGTTAGGAATAATATCTTTGATTAATTAATGAAACTTTATGTAAATTCTCGTTATAATACCTACAAATAAAATATTGTATTATAAATCCAAAAGAAACATGAAAATCACAATTAAAAAAGTAGATCAAACGAATTTCATCAACTTCATCAATAGATTGAAGGTAATTGATTCATTCGTTTATTTTAAGATTAAAGATGGTATCGTTCAAGCATCAGCTTACTTACCACAAAGAGATGCTGTAAAGCACCACAGACTTCCGGTTAGTCAATTATTTCAAATTGAAGAAGGAACAATCACAACAACCAAAGAACTTAAAGTTGCTTTCTTTGATGCACAGAAATTAACAGATGCATTCAAGCAATTCGAGTATGATTCTATTCAAGGTGAAATTGAATTCATTGAGAATGACGAAGATTTCGTAGCATCTAGCTTCCGTATCTTTAATGACGAATTAGAAATTAAATTAGCTTGTTCTGAACCATCATTAGGATATAAAGATCTTACGGATTCTCAAATCGCAACTATTTTCAATGTAGAAGATGCAAGTTTTAAATTTGACATGGATTACACTACATTAAACAAAGTTAAATCACTTTTTGGATTAGATAAAGAAGAAACATTCTCTATCGAAGCAAATGGAAAAGGAGTTAAATTAACAGGTAACACTTACAATATGTTAGTTACACCGGATTATGAAGGTACTGCAGGTAAAAAAGTTACATTATTCAAAAAATATTTAAATCTATTAGACAAAGAAGACTATACAGCGAATGTATTAGATAATCGTGTTGTATTGAGATCAAATGACTCAGAGACATTATTAACTATTGCAACTTGCCAAACCGCTGAATAAATAAAACATGACTGATATAGAACAATTAATAGAGAAACCAGAAAACGAACTTAGCGTTGAAGAAACGACAGTATTGATAGCACATTACGAACAGATGTCTGCTAAATATACTGCATATGAGCAAGCTGTCAAAGTAACGTTAAACTCGATTTATGGTGCATTTGGAAATAAATGGTTTCATTTCTTTGATATAGAAATTGCAGAGTCAATTACCTTACAAGGTCAATCTGCTATTTTATATTCTGAAAAGATACTTAATAAGTATTTTCAAGAATTCTGGCCAAAGGATACTGCAGCTCACGAGCATTTTAATATTAAAGTAAAAGGAAGGTTAGTTAGACCATCAGTTGTTTATATTGACACAGATTCATGTTATGTTCAGTTTGAAGAAATGTATGAATCTATTGAATGGTTAGGGCCAGACGAGCTTTCAATAGATAAATTCATTATGGAGTTGTATAATTTTAGAATTAAAGATTATATATCAAAATGTATGCAGAAATATGCAGAAGTAACTAATACAGAAAACTTCTTATATTTTGATATGGAAACAATAGCATACTCTGGAATATGGTTAGCTAAGAAAAAATACTTGCAGAATATCGCGTGGGAAGATAAACTTGATATTGATGATAGATACCCTTCTCTTAAGAAGATTAAAACTATCGGATTCGATACGATACAGAGTTCTACACCGGCGCTTGCACGTAAGCATTTAACAGAGGCACTTCAATTAGTACTTTCTGAGAAACCAACAGCAGATCTTTTAAAGAAGCTTGTTGAATATCTTAAGAAATGTAAGAAGGAATTCAGACTTGCAGATATAGACCAAATTGCGTTTAACAAAAGAACGAACAACATCGAGAAATATATTGTAGATGATACCATCGAATTCCAGATTGGACTTAAATGTCCTCCTAATGTAAGAGCTGCTGGATTCTACAATTTCTTAATGAATACCAATCCTAAGTACAAGAACAAGTATAAGATGATAGGTAACGGAGAAAAGTTAAAACTATATAATTGTAAACATCATGTATCAGACATGTTCGCATATATGCCAGGTGATCACCCTTATGAGATTGCGCCTGAGGTTGATTATGAAATTCAATTTGAAAAAAGTGTAATCGATCCTTTGAATAGGGTATTAAAAGCTGTAGGTTTACAACTACTAAATAGAAACTTAATTTACTCAACATCATTATTTTAAATTATGAAAGCATCATTTTTCGACACAGTATTATCGATAGTTAAAAGCGAACCAAACAATATGAAGTTAGGAGCTATCATCAGAGAGTTTATAGATAAAAAGGTATTAGCAGACAACGAAGCAAAGACACAACAAATAATTAAAAGTCAAATAACAATATTTGACGACTTAAACAATTATGAAAATAGATCCTAAAAAACTAATGGAAGATTTAACAGCTGAACAAAAAGAACAGTTGATTGAATATCAAAAAGTGTTTATGAGATTAAAAACTCTAAAAACACAGATGACAGATATACAAGAAGAAACAACAGATCTTCTTGCAATGCTCGGTAAAATGAGAGTAAAGGATAAAAATAAAAAAGAAAACAATGGCTAAAAAAGATTTTACATTTGGCGATTTAAATAAGCAACTAGCAGATTTAAATCCACTAGGATCCGTTATGGATAAATCTAGTTTCAGTGAAGTTACTGAATGGATTCATACAGGGAACTATCATTTAAATGCGTGTGTATCAGGTTCATTATTCGGCGGATGGCCTAATAATAGATCTTGTTCAGTTGCAGGTCCTTCAGGTACTGGGAAAACATTCCTTACATTGAATTCAGTTAGAGAGGCAATCAACATGGGTTATCATATAATCTATTATGATTCAGAAGCTGCTGTTGACAAAGAACAGATGATTAAGTTTGGTATTGATATTACTAAAGTAAATTATCAACCAATGAATACAGTTCAAGATTTCAGAACATCTATTACTACAATTACTCAAAAGATGCAAGAGATCAAGCATAATGGCGGGAAGATTCCTAAAATCATGATTATCTTAGATTCTGCAGGTAACTTAGCAACTAGAAAAGAAATTGATGATGCTGCATCTGGTTCTGAAAAATCAGATATGACTCGTTCTAAAATTCTTAAATCAATCTTTAGAATTATAATGACACCTTTAGCGGATCTTAAGATTCCATTCATTTTTACAAATCACACGTACCAGTCACAGTCTTTTATTCCAATGCAAATTGCAGGTGGAGGAACAGGTCCTGAATATGCTGCATCGATTGTATTAATGTTAAACAAAGCACAGTTAAAAGACGGTGCAGATAAAGTAGGTATTATTGTTACGGCAAAACCAACCAAAAATAGATTTGCAAAACCAACCCCTATTAAATTCCACCTAAACTTTAGTGAAGGTATGAATCCTTATGTTGGATTAGAACAATATGCAACATGGGATATTTGTGGAATTACTAAAGGAACTATTGAAAAAGGAGTTAAAACTCCTAAAGCAACAGCAAGAGGATGGATTTGCGATCACTTAGATGCAACCGTTCCTAATAAGGAATTCTTTACTGAGAAAGTATTTACAAGAGAGGTTTTAGAGAAAATTGAAAAACACATCAAACCAATATTTAATTACAATTCTGATTCATCAACCATGGATATAGAGGGAATGTTAGATGATATTGAAGATACTGACGAATAATGAAAGTGGACGTTCATTCAATAGTTGATGACAAACTACCAATAAAATATATACTAGGCATTCAGGATCAGTTAGAAGCTTTTCCTGATGCTTATGATATTTTATACATATTCATCAACGAAGCTGTAAGAAGGCCAGACAGACAAAAGGAAACATTTACTAAGCATGCTTTAATGAGATACCATTCAAAGGGTAACCATAAAAATGCAGAAGAAGGTTTAAAAAGAGCAATGCAATTAGGTTTAATTGAACAAGTTAAATTTGATGAAGGCAAGGAAACATACGAAATAAAAATAAA